CGTGTGTACAGTCGCAACCGGGGAAGAACCCGCTAACCCCGCCGGTGGAGTTCGCCGCCGAGCACGCCGCGATCATGGCGTTCTATGGCGCAATTGACCCGGCTCGCCCGTTCCAGACGCTTCCGTATAAGCACGCCGTTGCACCCGCCGACGTCGACCTATTCACGAACGACGAGCGAAACCTTCTGCTTTTCGACGGAATCGGGACTTCGAAAGTCGTCGCAGGGAAGGTGCAAGTTGAGCGCCCCGTTACCACGTACCAACTGAACGCGGCCGGTGGCGCCGATGTGGCCTACTTGGATTCCACGACGATGCTCACTCTCATGTACTTGCGCTTCTCGTTTCGCAATCGCATGCAGACGAAGTACCCGCGCCACAAGTTGGCCGGCGACACCGAGCGAATCTCGGCCGGTCAAAAGGTCATGACCCCGCGACTCGGGAAGGTTGAGGCCGTCGGATGGTTCCGCGACATGCAGGGCCTTGGGCTTGTCGAGAATTACGAGCAGTTCAAAAAGGACCTCGTGGTCGTTCGTAACGACGTCGACAGGAACCGTCTCGACTTCCTTCTTCCGCCCGACCTGATGAATCAACTCATCGTAACCGCCGCGCAAATCGCGTTCCGCCTCTAGAAAGGAGACTAAGAGAATGTCTCAACGTATCGCAGGAATTATCCAGGTCCAGGTCGACGGCCAGATCTACAACGCGAAAGGAAACTTTTCGTATAACCCCGGCTCGCCAAAACGCGACGCGGTCGTCGGATCTGATCGTGTTCACGGGTTCACCGAGAAGCCCCAGGTCGCTTATATCGAGGGCGAGTTTACCGACACCGGCGACCTTGACCTTATCGAGCTAACGCTCATCGAGAACGCGACCGTAACGATCGCGCTCGCGAACGGCAAAACGTTTGCCCTGCATGGCGCCTACTACGCCGCTGAAGGAACGGCCAACACCGAAGAAGGAAACATCGGCGTTCGCTTCGAAGGCGAAGGGGACGAAATCTAGTGGCGCTGGAGCCCTATGTCCTGAAGCTCGAAACTCCAATCACCTTTGGCAAGGTGACTGTGGAAGAGCTTACGTTCCAGCCTTGCAAGGCGCGCCACCTAGTGAAGTGCGTCAATGATAAACAAAATGTGGTTCCCTACATGATCGAGCTTGCCGGCTACCTTACGGGGCAGACTAGCCAGATCATCGGGGAGCTGGAAGGCGAGGATATCTGGCGCGTCATTGGTGTCACGTCGGATTTTTTCGCAGGGTCCCAACCGACTGGCGAAACTCAGTCGCCGTAATCGCGACAATGTTCAGTTTCTCGGCCGCCGAAATCCTAGAGATGGACGCGGCCGATTTGCGTTTTTGGCAAGACAGAATCATCGACGCAATGAAGCTCGGTTTCGGACCCTACAGAAAGTAGACACATGACTAAAGAATTCCCATTAGCGATCGTCATTAGAACGATCGACAAGACGACCGCCGGCTTCTCCAAGGTAATGGGGAACATGGGCAAGATCAGCGAAAAGCTCGACAAGGTCGGACGAAAAGCGACCACTAGCGTAACGCTTCCAATCCTTGGAATCGGAGTCGCCGCGATCAAGGCGGGTGCCGACTTCGAGAAGGGCATGAACAATGTAGCGACGCTCGTAGATACGTCGACTGAGAGTATGTCGGACATGAGCCAGCGCGTTAAAGAGATTGCTCGCCGAACTCCGGTGACTTTCAACGAATTGACCGAGGGTCTCTACAGCACCAGATCGGCGGGCATTGCCGCGGGCGATGCGATGGAGGTCTTAGAGCAATCGGCCCGCCTTGGCGTTGCTGGTCTCAGTTCCACGGGCGAGGCGGTCGACATTGTCACCTCGACAATGAACGCGTTTAAGCTCAAAGGCGACGAAGCAAAGGGCGTGTATGACGTTCTTTTTACCGCCGTTAAGCACGGCAAAACCGACCTCTCGCAACTCGGGCAAGGCTTCGGCGCGGTCGCTGGCAAGATTGCAGACGCCGGGATCAAGTTCGACGAGTACGCCGCAAGCGTCTCGGCCCTTACGACGGTCGGCCTTCCGGCCGCACAGGCACACACGCAAATGCGTGCCGCGCTCGACGGCCTCACGAAGAGCTCTCCTGGCCTAAGCAAAGTATTCAAGAAGCTCGGAACGAAGGACTTCAAGAGCCTAATCCAGGAGTCTGGCGGGGTCGTAAACGCCATGATGAAAGTTCGCGAAGCCGTGGGCGGAAGCGAAGCGAAAATGCGAAAGCTGATCGGTTCCTCCGAGGGCTCGGCCGCCGTTATGTCGGTCACCGGGCAAACGAACAAGGCGTTCACGGAAACCCTGGAAGACATGCGCGACGGAATCAGTGAAGTCGACAAGGGCTTCGAAAAGCAGAGCAACGGGACCGCGGCCAAGTGGCAGATCGCGAAGAACTCGCTAACGAGCGCGGCAATCTCACTCGGCACGGTGCTGGCTCCGGCGGTTACCAAGGTCTCGGAGAAGGTCCAGGAGTTGGCCGCGTGGTTCGAGGGTCTCAACTCCGAGACGAAGGAAACGATCGTGAAGGTCGCGGCCGTCGCGGCAATCGTCGGCCCATCCATTCTTGTATTCGGGAAGCTTGCGGGGGCTATAGGCGGGATAGCGACCGCCGTGCGGCTTGTCAGCAAGGCCATTCTCGCGAACCCCCTGGGCGTTCTCATTGGCGGTCTTATCGCCATCAAAGAGCTAACGGGCGACAGCTGGACGACGCTATTCAGCGACGCTATCAACTTCTGGACGGAAGAGTTTGGCGAGTTTTTCCAGTGGCTGAGCGACGCCATCAAAGATGCGGCCGACGAGTTCCGGCGCTTCACGATCGGAGGCATAGGCGAAAAGGGCGGCGCGATGGATCAGGCACGCTCGCAGCTGAAGACCGACGAATCAGTCGACTCCATGCTGGAGCAGGACACGCGGGCCGCCATCAAACTGGCGCAGGCGATGGAAGCTGAGCGAGCAAGCGACCGCCGATGGGCCGACCTTCAGCACCAACAGAACGGCGGCTTCTTCGATGCGACCGCGCCGCCTTCTGGAACGAAAAGCCATGTGATGATCGAGCTAGTGGGCGACACTAGCAAGGCACGCGTTCGATCCATTAAGAGCGACGACATGATCGACGTTAAAACAGGAAACCAAGGGGGATAGAGTGAGCTGGATCGACCAACTAGAGCGGGTGAAACACCCCGACGGAAGAGAACTTATCGGCGCATCCTTTCGGGGTGTGCCTTTCTTCGTAGAGGACTCGTCTCGAAGCGGCGGCCGCCGCAAGGCTTCGAAGGAGTTCATCGACCAGGACATTCCACGTGTGACCGACCTCGGGAAGAAGGGCAATGACTTCCGCTTGGAGGGCTACGTTCTGGGTGCCGACTACATGCTACAGCGCGACGCGCTCTGGGATGCGCTCCAAGAGGTGGCGGGCCCTGGTTCGCTCGTCCATCCGTTTTATGGGCGGAACATCCGAGTTCAGGCCGGCGATGTGTCGGTCAACGAAACGCGCTCGAACGGCGGAATCGCCAAGTTCTCAATCGAATTCGCGCACGCCCCGCAAGAGTCGTCGACTCGGGTTTCGATCGACCTGGACGCCGCCGTAGAGGACTTCGCAGCGGCGGCCCTGATCGCGAATAGCAGCGAGTTGGAGGGCGCGCTCATCGTGGTCGGACAGCCGGCCTTCGCGCTGGCCAGTTTGAGCGCCGACCTAACGAACGTCACGGCGCAACTGAAGGAAGAACTCGCGGGCGTCACGGTCGTCACGCAGGAACTTGCTAAGATGACCCAGACGCTCGACATCATGGCCGCGCAGGCGACGGCGCTCGTTCGGACTCCGGTCGACATGCTCACGACACTGGCTGGAGTTACCGTGAGCTTCGCCGAGACCATCAAAACGCGGCCTCTGGAGGTCGTTAACGCGCTGCTCGCCGCATACTCGGTCGAGAGAGTCGCGGCCGCTACGGGGCTTACCGAGGCCCGTACGCAGGAGCGCGCGAACCAGACGGTTTTTGCGCTGGCCATCCGTCTTGTGCTCCTGTCGGAGGCATGCCGAATCGTTACCGGCGTCGCATTCAAAAGCACGTCTGAAGCCATTGCCACGCGCGACAATATCGTCGACGCCCTCGATGTGTTGGCCGAGACTGCCGGCACTCAGGCCTATCCCGCGCTCGTGTCGATGCGATCTGCAGTCCTTCGCGCGGTCCCCGGCGACTCGACTCTAGCTCGCATTGTCACGATTCAGCAGTTCGAAGATCTCCCGGCGCTGGTCATCGCCTACCAGGTGCACGGCACGGCCTCAAAAGAAGCGGACGTGATCGCCAGGAATAGCGCGCAGCACCCGGGCTTTATGTCTGGATCGATCGAGGTGCTGATCGATGCCTAGCGTGTCCCTCACAATTCGCGGGAAGATCTACACCGGCTGGGAAGGCGTCTCGGTGTCGTCTTCGATCGAGAGCTTGTCGGACTCCTTTCACTTAGACGTCGCCGCCAACGTCGACACCATAAGCGAGGAAGACCCTTGCACGATCAAGATCGAGGATCAGTTAGTCCTGACCGGCTTCGTCGAGAAGATCCTCCCCTCGTTCGACGGCGAGAGCGACGACTTCGCAGCAATGGGCGCGAGCACGCCGAACGCCCTTGCCGTCTGCTCGGCCGATCTGTCGAAGTGGTCGTTCCGGAACGCGACGGTCCTAGACGTTGCCGAGAAGGTTTGCGCGCCGCACGGAATCAAGGTTTCGATCGACCAGGAAATCGAACTAGCCGCCGCCCCGCGAAAGCTCGTTATCACACCCGGCGATACTGGATTTGACGCAATCCTGGCAGCGGCCAAAGCCTCCGGCGTCCTAGTCGTTAGCAGGCCGGACGGGGGTATTCAGATCACGAGATCTGGGACCACCCGCGCCGACTCGCTTATCGAAGGGCCCGGGGGGAACGTCTACGGCGGCGCGGGGAACTACGATGCGAGCGAACGATTCTATCGGTACATCGCACTCGCCCAGACCGCCGGAACCGATGCCGCATTTGCGAAGGCGACAAGGCT